TAGTGATTTATTAGATTATGCAATTATATAGGGCAATGAGCGTGGTGGAACATTGACCGGTTAATACCACTTGGGAACAAATCCATTAAATGAACATCAGTAGTAAAGAACAAAGAAGCAACAAGTATAAGGCTACGGCTGGAGCGAGGAATAACAGAGATTAGGGTGTCATCAAAATCAACCCCCAACTTCCACTTGTTTTCAGTAGCAGCCCAAGAAAAGGAGGACTCAGCTTCAGAAACTTGAAGAGGGAAGATGGAGCGAATATAAGACATGGCATTCATAATCATCTTATGAGACTCAAGATTGGCACACGCATCAATCAAGAGACCAAAAGCTTTTTGATACCAAAGAACCCAGGGCTGGTCTTCAGACCCCCAATTCTTAGGGTCGAGACCAATCTTAGAAACAAGCTCAGAACATGGACGCCAAGGGAGGACAACCTTGACGAGATTCAATGGAGTATCTGGGTGAAGAGGCTCGAGATTACAGTTATACTTGACCCAATACCTTTTGAGGATACGGATCCCAGGAGATACAACGTCTTCACGACCGTCACACCGAGAGATGTGAGTATAGAACCGGTCCTGGTGATGAGGAAGGGGAGTAAGAAGTTCTGTCTGAGAGGGCTTAAATACAGCACCAAAACACTTCTTAGCAGTACGGATGAAACCAGAAGGGTCACCTCCTGGAAAGAGGAGGTCAAAGGCGAACTTAGTCATAGAAACAGCAGAGTCGTCTCCATACTTAACAAAGCGAATATGAGAAAGTATAGAGAGCTGGTCCAAACCAGCCATCTCAATGATGGTGGTAAGGACGACGAGGAGCATTTCACAGGTATCAAATATAGTAGTCCAATCAGAACCAGAGGCGAAAGAACCAAGAGCATATTTGTACTTGTTACCCCAACACTGAACTATTTTACAAACGGTCCAAGCAGAAATCCAACCAGCAAGATTAACCCAAAACGACTTCTTCAAGTCAGGCTCCTTCATAAGATTCATGAGGGAGGACATAATGAGAAGAAGAACCTCGGAAATATAAGACCAATCTTGCCCAGAAAGATCAAAGAGAGCAAAATGGTCAAAAGCCATAGGAGGGTGAAAATCGGGAAAAAAGGTACGGGCATCAGGATGAGAAAGAGCAGTGAGCAAGTATGGATATTGCTCGCCAAAAAGCCCCTTCCCAGGCATGTACCATGAACGAGTCTCCATGTACTTCTGGATTGGAACAGTGAAATGCTTCGTAAAAGAACCACACTCCATGTTCTGCTGAAAGATAAACCGAATCTTATCCTTTGGAACGTCAGGACCAAAAACTTCAGGCTTGAGGCCAGTGATGTGACCCCAGGGAGCGAGGAAGGATTCAGGAGGCCGGCCAGACAAAAGCTCTCTGGCAATCCAGTGGCACCGCTGAGCATTAATAGCAACATTGTCGCCCTTAGTACCACAGACATGTTGAACAGAAGAGTCGAAGCCAACACCCGCAGACCCGCGAAAGAAATTAGTTTCTATGGTCTCGTCATCCATATACAATGGAATATTAGCAGAGCCAAGACCAAGATAGTCCCAAAAAACCATACGGGAAACGTCCCAAACACCAGGGGAGAGATTAAGTCGCTGAATAATCTTACCATCGTCACCGAGAACACCGCGCATCTTGTCACGAAGAGCAAGAATACCGGAAAGAGTAACGTTGGTGTTAATGAAGGAACCATCATAGTGCTCACGATGCCACTTAGGGACAAAGGAGCGCACAACGGAACGGACATTTTCATTAACTTCAGACCCTTTTAGAAACTCTCCAGAAGACAAAGAAGGTCTGTCTGGAGTACGACGAACATGGACATTACGCCACTTTGGACCACCAAGCTGCTCCATGAAAAGATCAAAAGGAGCACCACTACCAGAGTAGTCGTTAACAGAATCATCAATACCCCGAAAATCGCAGGAATGAACAGCAAAACACTTGCCCAGAAAAATGGCATCCTTCATCGAAAGACCAGGAGCATCAATGGAAGCAAATGTATCACCCATAGCGACAGCGATCCCAGAATAAAGAAGATTACCAACCAAACTAGTACCACGAGAAGATATAGTTTTCCGATTACGTGAAAGAACTACCCGACCGTCTTTATAAGTAACGTGCAAGACACCAAGAACTGTCCAGCAGGTAGG